TTATACTAAACATAATTGACCACATCATTTCAACACACTACTCCTTTTTATAATATTATTTTTCGTTATCTTTTCTAGTTCCTTTGAGTATTTATCATACAAAGTGTCTATGTCTTTGTTTATTTCTAATATTTTATAAAACAAATAACAAAAACCAAAACACTCAATAATAAATAAAATTACTAAAAATCCAAACATTACTTGTCCCCTTTCAATGTTTTTACAGGACTTTCTAAGTATTTAAAAAATCCAACATTTTCAAATCTACTATCTTTCTTTATATGTTTTAAATATGTATAACTAATTTCTATAAAAACTAAATAAATTAAAAAAGCATAATAACCTACTGTACAAATTACACTTAAAAAATGTTGTGACATAATATCGCCCCCTTTCAAAAAATTATAATATAGGTAACAATTCCCATATAGTTTTTATCAATGCTACAACACCTCTAAACACAAACATAGCAACTATAAAAGATACTAACGGAGATAACTCAGCCCAAGGGAATAAGTAAGCTATAACCTTAATAAATCCTTGTACTACTCCAATCTTTAAAGCTACGTTTATACCAAAATTTAAAACAGATAAAGGAGCTAGTAAAACATTAACTATACCCTGTAATACATATATAAATAAATTTACAATCATTTCTAACCACTCCTTTACTGTTTACGATTTAGACCTGAACGACGTCCAAACCCAAATTTATGATAAGTTTCTATATCGCTTGATGCAATAGTTACATCATTTACAGCACCAGCACCACCAGAGATAATATTCGGTAAATTTATAAATATTCTCCACAAGAAAAATACATAAATAAAACCAGCAATAATAGTATCTCCATAATTTTTATATGGCGCATACCAATTTAAATCCATTACGACAACTTGACCGTTATACCACTTATTCTCTGGTAAATTAACAGAAATCTTAGGCAACTCCTCTGTATTATCAAACATACCTTTTACCATATCTACTGTACTATTTATAGTATCTATAAAAGTAAAATGGTCTTTAACTGAATTTACAAGTCCATTTATAGCCTCTTCACTAGGTACAAACAAAGACTTTAGTAAATCCCCTAATAATTCTATAATCTTTTTACCTAAAAAATTATTATCAGTAGGATTAACAAAACTTATAATGCTTGTCAAAAATTCCCATAATTTCTTTAAAATAAAATTATCACTTAAAGGGTTAAACCAACTAAAAAAATTACTAAAAAAATCTTTAAATATAAAATTATCACTAAAAGGATTTATATAAGACAGCATATTTGATATATTCTTAAAAAAATCCGTGAAAATGAATTTTTCTCCAGTTGGGTCAAAAAAACTAAATATATCACTAATATTACTAAATAATTTAGTAAATATAAAATCCTTACTTAATGGGTTTAAATAGTTGGTTAATAGCTCCATAGGGTTTAAGAGTGTCTTAAGAGTGTCAACAACCAATTCAAAGCCTTTCGCAATCCAAGAAAAGACACCACCACTACTAAAATCAATGGAAGTAGAGCCACTATTTCCGCTATTGTCTCCTCCCCCTCCTCCGGTGTCAGTACCTCCATCAGGTGTTGAGCCGGAGCTATACGAAAAAAATCAATATTCTTTTCAAAAACAACACTATCTCCCTGTTTCATATTAAAAGTTGAATGTGTGACACGATTAAATCTTGCTATGTCACTAGCATTGTCACTCATATTAATCCATGGGACTTTATCTAAAGGCTCTAATGTATTCAAATCAAAATCTACTACAAAAAAATTCGAAGCTCGACACATTAAACCTCCCCAATCATAAACATAAAAACCGCTAGTATCAGGTAAATATATAATGGTTGAACCATTCTCTAAAACAAAATAACTAGTAAAATTTTTAGGGTCATAGCCATTATCGGAAATAACCTTATAGCCTTTTTGTACAAGTGTATAAAATTTATCTTCATTAGCACCATAAGAAGTATTTACAACAAAAAAGCTAATAATAATTGAGAAAATCAAAACAAATAAAACTTTTTTCTTCATAATTTAAATCCTTTCTATAAAACAAGAGGGCAAAAGTTTATTACCTCTACCCTCTCTCTTATCTTTAGTATTTTATGCAGAGTGCAAAATACTTTGTATAAATGCTATACCTTTTCTTAAGGCTATAAAAGAAATCATTACAGGAACACAAACCGGTAAAATCCCTAATATTTCATCTAGAACACCTTGTAGCATTTTACTTGTTATAACTGTTGATAGAACAGTTGCAGAGCTAGAAGCTTCCATATTATTTCACTCTCCTTTTTTCTTTCGTACTTCTCTTAATATGTTATACTAAGCAGAATGTAAAATTGTTTGTATAAATGCGATACCTTTTCTTAAGGCTATAAAAGTAATTAAAACTGGAATACATATAGGTAATACCCCAACTACTTCATCTAATACTCCGCCTAACATTTCAGCAGTAACTATAGTTTTTAACATAGTCAACAACTCCTTTCATCTTTAGTATTAAAAATGGAAAATCATATCAAAAAATTTGTATATATATTTCAATATGATAACCACTACAAAGAAAATCAAAAAGCACACAATACAACCTAAGTCATTATGAATTAATTTTAATATTTCTAACTCAGTCATATATTATGTACTCCTTTCTCTTTTGTATTTTTATTTATATAAATTAATATTTATATACTCCTTAGTTTTCATACTCTATGTCAACAATGTCTAAAATGACACGGCTAGCATAAAGTGTGACCTCAAAATTAATAACTATTTCTTGATATGCCTTTAATGTTTTTAAACCATTAATAATTGCAGTTTCTTTGTCATCAATCTTGAATTTTCTTTCGTTTATATCTCCGTTGCTCATTAATTCATCAACTTTTAAGATATATGCACTTGGGTAATTTATTTCATTACCTTCGCTATCTTTAAACACACCAGCATTTCTATGTGTTAATGTTTTAAATATAAAACTTCCTTGACATTTCATATTATTAGTCCTCCATTAATTTTTTCTTTAATATTATTTCTTAGTTTCTTTAGTGCGATTAATTTTTCGTTATAATTAACTATCATACTTTTGCAATAGTCTTTAGCAAATCTATTATTGAGTAAACGTAGCATACATTTATGCTCATCTCTTAAATCAGTAATAGCACTTATACTAGTATCTAAGCAATCTAAAATAGTAATTAATTCATCTTTAGTATAAACAACTTCGTTTTTTAAAATATTATCGTACATTTAAAAACCCCTTTTTATAATAATATAGTCCCCCACCATAACACTAGACTGGGGACATAGTCTAACGTTACAATGTTTAGTAATATTGTATAACAACAGCTTTTAAGGAAGATGACATTAAAACAATATTACTAATTAATAACACTAGACTTATTTCTTGTTATACCAATCTAATGTCATTGCAGAAATACACGTTATAAGTGTAAATCTAAAAACATTATACACGTATTACGTGTAAATGTCAATACACTTTTTAAGAATATTTTATAATAATTATAAGGAAGTGGTAAAAATGAATATAAGAATAAGAGACTTAAGAGAAGATAAAGACTTGACACAAAAACAATTATCACAAATATTGAACTGTAAGCAACAAACATATGCCAGATATGAAAGTGGAGAAATAACAATAGATATATATAGACTTGAAACACTAGCAAACTTTTATAACACAAGCATAGATTATTTATTAGGATTAACAAATGAAATAAAACCATACCCAAGAATAAAATAAACCAATATTAACTAGTATTATGATTACCAAAATAAAAAAACGATTTTATAGGGCATTTATGCCCTATTTTTATGTGATAAAAAACCAGCAAAAAAAATAATGCCTATAAAAAGCACTTCGTTTACAAACTCCTATATTACGTTTAGTTTACAAAAATGTTGAAACAATTGAAATTAAAGAGATTTAAAAATTATTGGAAATTAATGTATAAATTCTATTTAAACGTGCAACTTTGATTTTGTGCAATGTTATACCTGCAATATTTAAAAGGCATATTTTTTATACCCTACCTTTTAAAAATTAAAATATATTTTAGTTTAATAATAACTGAGTTCAAATACATCTATTAAATATCATAAAATAATTAATAAGTCAATACTATTTTTTTATTTTAACTAAAATTATGAAAAATAATATTACTTACATTATTCAAAATATCTTCTTTAGAAATTTTTTTCCATTCTGTTACTTCTCTTGATAATAATTTTAAATATTTACCGATTATGGTTGTAAGCATATTTGTTATTAAAAAAATCATTATCAACATAGTATGTCCTACCTCTTTCCTCTTCAAGTGAAACTATATTATATAATGATATCTTAGCAACATCAATATTATCAAATGTTTCTAATATAAAAGGTTTACCAGAAGATATTTGACAATAAATACAATATTCCCTCATACATTCCTCCTTATGAAATAAATTATATCACGTATTATGTAAACAGTCAACAATTTATTTGCGACATATTTCGACACAACTAAAAGTAATAGTGTGATATAATATTAGGGATAAGGAGGTGTGAAAAATGTATATAATTGTAATAATAATATTATTATATATATTAGGTTATGTAGTAAAATATATAAAGTCTAATAAGACTAATACAATTAATGAGAGTTGTTATACAGTAAAAATTAATCCAATGACTGATACAGAAAAAATATTTTTAAGTTATTTAAAACCTTTTACAGATAAATATAATTTTATAATCCTTCCCCAAGTACAACTACAATCAATCTTCAAAATTACTAATAACAAAGATATTGCAAATTTTAACAAAATAAAATCTAAAAGTGTAGATTTCGCAATAGTAGATAATAAATATAATTATAAGGTATTTATAGAATTAGACGACTATACACATAACCAAAAAAATAGAATTGAAAGAGATATTTTTGTAAATAATTTGTTTAATACTTATAATTTAAAATTAAAAAGAATAAAAGTACAAAATAATTATAACCTAGAACAAATTGAAAGCATTATAAAAGAAGTAGTTAATTAAACTACTTCTTTAAATTCAAATGGATTAAAATAAAATATGTTTTCTATTTCTTCGACTTTATAACTTTGACAAAAATCAATCTTTGCTTCTTTTAATTCTTTAACGTTTCGATAATATGTTCTTCTTGGCATATTATTTTTTGTATCTTTTAAACCATTTAATTGAATAGCACAATAAAAATTATATAATAAATTTGCTTTAGAAGGTTTATATAAATTATTTAATCTTTCTAATACTTCTTCCCTACCTCTAACTATTTCTAAATCATTATTAATAAATTGTAAAACTTTCATAAATTCCTCACACCATACTTTTTTTAAATCTTCATACTTAATATTAATCAATTTTATATTTTTTTCATTATTATAAATATTTTTTAACATTTTCTTTTTTACTTCACATTCAAACCTTATAAATCCTTTAATTTTATTCATATAATCCAATGTATTAAAATTACTATTAGCAAAATGTTTTAAATCATGTTTTTTGAATTCTAGTAATTTATTATAAATTTTCAATGTTGTAGTTGTTCCAGAAAGATATATACTTTCATCATAAAAAAACTTTGCATTTCTACGAGGATAATTACAACGGCTTAAACTATTTATATAACTTTTGACATTGTTTTGATTTTGTAAATCATAACAAATTGCAATGTCACACCTCTGCAAATACCAATCTTCTATATCTGGTAATTCTATGCCATATGTTAGTTCAACCATATTTATTAAACTTTGAGAAATAAATTGCAAATCGTAATAACCATTATGAGAATTATAGCCTTTTACAATTTTATGATAACTACCGTTCAATTTCTATAAAATAACCTTGTTCTGAAAAACTATATTTTGAACCACAACCAACACGAACACTTAATTTTGAACTATAAGAACCGTTCCAAATGGTCATTTATTATTTCATAAAATATATCTTTTGTACTATTGTCAAATGCTGTTTTTATAATTGATAATGAATGTATTTTTTCATATGTATTATAATTAATTTCTGCATATATTTTTATAGTATCTATCATTTTAATTAACCTCTTTTTATAAAATAGTGTCATATATGGCACACTCGGAGGGTGTTACTAAGAACCCTCCTAAAAATGATAACAGGGAAAAGTAATAAACCTAAATTTATATTTTCAAATGTGGTCTAGCTAAAAAGCTAAAATACCATAGATTTTACTACCCTTTTTATTCCCTACATAAAATCTATTTAAATTTAGGTTTATTTTAGTTTGAAACCTTTTTTAACATTTTGTATATTAATATTATTATCTACATTTCTAATTTGCTCATTTTCGCTTTTAAATCCTTCTTGAGATAAATTCTCAACTTTTCTATATGTATCAAATGCATTTCTAATTCTTTCGTTTTGAATAAAGAAAAAACAACCACGATATTTTTTACTATCTGTTTGACCTGATACATCTGTAGTAATATCATATTTACGAACAAATGTGATGCAACCAAATAATGTAGTAGGTTCATATAACATATAAGTTTGTTCTCTAATAGGCTTTGCAACTCTACTAAAAACTTGGCTAGTACCAAATATAATTTTACGTTGTTTTCTTTGTTGTGTAATTTCTGTTAGCATTTCGGGTGGGAAATCTTTACTTTGCAATGAATTAAACCAATTCTGAATTTCATCTAAAACAACTATAACTCCATACTTTCCGTTATTGTAATTAATAATATCTTTCCAATGCTCAATATGTTTATCTTCATTGCTATAATAATAATTAGTTGCAATCTTTAAATGAGGGTACATTTGTTGATAGCGTAATAATAAATAAGTTAGAGTAATACTTTTTCCACTTCCTTGTTTGCCTGCAATTATATGTACACCATATTCTTTAAATTCATCAGGGTCATTATTAAATCTATCTAATATAAATTGTTTTGGAAATTCAACAAATAACCTTTTTAATATAGAACCATGACCAACGTATTCATAATCCCCCTTTTTTAATCTCATATCAAATCTAAAATAATAATACAAAAACCAAAATGCCATACTAATTAAAAATGGCAAAATAATTATTGCAGAAATAATTAAAAACCATAATAAAATACCCCACAT